CACGCTCAATTACGATTTTAGCCTGATCGAAGCTCAGATGTTCTGCTAGTGTAGTTTTCACTTATAGTCTTCCTTTTTACTATCGTTTGCTACGGAAAATCGATTGCTTATTATCAGCTGTTTCACTTGCGCCTTTTTTCTCTGCACCGTGTCCTGCTGTTTTTTCTTTAAAAGCGCCTTTTGCTGCTTCCTTAGGTCCATTCTCACCCATGTCTTTAGGTGTAATGTCTGCTAGTCCGCCATCATTTTTACCTGAATCTTCGCCGCCTTTAGCAATATTAGCTGTTGTTCCGCCCATGTCGTTTTTCATATTATCGACAACTGACTTTTTGCTTTCTGCGCCTTCTGGTGCACCTTTTTTCTCAGCACCATGTCCGCCAGCAACTTTTTCTACATACTCTCTAAAAGTATCTAGTTCGTCAACTTCTGGGTTTGCAGATGCTTCTGGAGCAAAAGCTTCTTCTTCTGAATCCATGTCTGAATCCATGTCGCCTTCTTCTCCGTCTTCACCTTTGATTTCGTCAAATTTTGCTTGTAACTCATCAACGATTGAATCTAGATCTTGGAATAACTCTTCTGGCTCTTTATCGCCTTCTTCTGAGTCTGCATCAATTTCTGATTCTAAATCGTCTGTAGCGTCGCCACCCATATCAGGCATATCGTCTTCGCCTTCAATTGCAACGTCTTCAAACTCTTCGTCAACTTCTTCGTCTTTTGAGTCTTCTTTAACTTCGTCTTCGTCAGTAGCTTCGTCAACTTTGTCTTCTGCGTCATCGTCTGATGCTTCATCAACTTTGTCTTCTGCTGCATCATCATCTTTAGATGCTTCGTCAACTGCTTCGTCTTCGTTATCTGAAGTTTCGTCTACTTCCTCATCTTTCATTTCTTCTTCAATAAGGTTTTCGTAGATTTCACGTGATTTAGAAACCACGTACTCGTGAAATAATTCTTCTGCTTTCTCTTGGTTATCGTTAACCAAGTTCTCAAGCATTTGTTCTAATGTAGATTTATCTGCCATTTTTGTTCTCCTTGAAATTATCGGTAAGGCTGTTTGTTATATATTTACATAATTGTTGTAAAAATAGGGTTAAATGGTATTATTTTGACTCATTTTGTGTTGATATATAGTTCCTTCGAAGGTATTCTCAAAATCACGCATACTAATGTGTTTTAAATTTGTATGCTGTGGACCTAGTTTATCGGGTATAAATGCGCCATCATCAATGATTCTATAAAAGGTTACCTTGGTAAATTCCTTAATTACCTTTTCTGTTTGGCTTAGCCAATTGCCAAAAAACGTTGCAGAATCAGTGGTTTTCTTGTAATTAAAGGTGTCTGCGTATACATTATTAAACTTTCCTTTAAGTCCTTGATAATCAAATCCAGCAATATAAATGTGTCTATGGCCGTTTTGTGCTGCAAACCACAGTGCAGTAGGACCGCTACTCCATCCTTTGTGTGGACTAAAATAGTTAATATTACTATTAGTTTTAATCCCTTTGTTAGGATTAGTCCATACTGTACCCTTTTGATGGTAGTTTGCTTCAATCATCTCATTAACCATTTTAACATCTACTGCTACAACGTAATGAGGATCAAACTCTCTGTATTGTGCATTACAACCATATACTGTTCCAATGTTTAAAAGTTTTTCACAGTTAATGGTGCCGCGGCTCATGCCGTTGCCTAATACGAATGCTATATCTTTGTGGTGTTTTTTATTCTTCTTGCTCAAGCTTCGCCCCGTACATTTGTCTAATAAAATCTAGCTCTGATTCTTTTTCAGCAACATGAGCTTCGGATTGTAATCTTAATTGATTAATCTGACGTAATGTAAGGCGTACTTTTCTAGTGTCATCTTTTGAAAGGACATCGTCATCTTTCTTGTTGTCGTAACGACGGTCGACGGAAAAGTCGTTAACGTCATCATTAAAATATAAAAATTCTCTCAAAAGCATACTAGTATTTATTAAACTGCAGGTGTTTCTGCTGTTTCTCCGCCACTTACATCATCAGCAGGAGGTGCTTCAGTTGGTGCTTCTGCTTCTTCAGCTGCGCCGTCTGCTGCCATCCCTGTAGGTGTAACACCCACCGATCTTAATTCACCGCCTGCGTCTCCAGGCTCTTGTAAATTACCTGCATTTTCTTCTCTCCACAATTTTTCATTTTCTACAATTTCTTCTTGCGTTAATCCTAAGTAACGCTTCATTGCAAAACGTTTACTTAAATGTGGAATTGCGTCTACAACACTAAAGATGTTCGCTCTAGTAGTATCAAGTTCTGCTTGTCTGTATGCCGCAAAGTTTTGTGGTGGTTGGAAATTAATATTAAACAGTGATGCATCAATGTTATAGCCGTTACTGTCTAACCAAAGTTTAAACTCTTTGTCAAACGCTTCACACATAATGCTTTGAAGTCTTTCGCAGTATTTGTTAAATCTTAATTCTTGGATATATGCTGTTCCTACTTTACCGTCTGAAACAGTGTTTGCTTGATCATCAATTGATGTTGGCAAATAACTTGCAGGAATACGTAATGCTCTAAACAGTTTATTTGTAAAATATTTTAAGTCTGTAATTTCACCTAGGTTAGTTCCACCTGGTAATGTTTCAACTTTAGATCCTCTTCCTTCTGCTGTTTGTGGAAAGAAGTAATCTTCATTAGTTGATAGTGGATTATAACTTGCGTCAATAACACTAGTTCCGCCACCTGTTGAACTAGGAATACGTCTTTGTTGGATTTCATTTTTAACTTTTTCAACAAAGCTCATTGCCATGTGTGCAGGCATGTTACCTACATCAACATAAAAAATTCTTCTTTCTGGAGCACGTTGAATTCTGTAAATGATAATTGCATCTTCTAGCAATTCTTTTTGCTTGTAAACTTTAAACACACTTTCAAGTAATGAGTTACCAAAAGGATAATTGTTATCTAATCCTTCTGATAACGAAATGTGTAAAATGTGTTTTGCGTCTACTGTAATTTCGTTTTGTCCGTTTTGAAAACGTGTGCCTGTTGGCTGTGCTGCATCACCTACCATGCCACGTGCAAATCCACCACCGCTTGTATATGAACTTGTTCCGCTTGGTGATGTATTTGTTGTACCGTGTGGTGTAGTTGCAACTAAATCTTTAAAGTTGAAATTAATATCTTTAATTACATACTGCTCTGGGATCTTTCCTAAAGATTCGTTAACAATAATTTTAGAAACTTTTGCGTTATCAATATAAAGTAATTTTTTAGTTTCTGGATCTCTTAAAAAGAATGCATCACCGTACTTGAAAGTGTTACGCACAATACGAAACATACGTGTTTCAAACTGTTGCGACTTGCTCCACTTCTGCATTGCTTCTTTAAGAAGTTTAGTTTCAGTACCGGAAGGTTGTCCTCTAAAGTTAAAGTTAAAATTACTTAAATTACCGCTGTCTTTTCCTGTACAAAATTCTGCAAGAATATCTAGTGCTGCGTTTACTTCTGAATCCATGTCCATAGTGTCGTACTGCATGTATTTTTCAATACGATTTGGACTACCGGCATATACGTCTGGAAGATAAGAACTGTAGTTTGAACGTGCAGGACCAGGACGGCCGCCTCCGCTTATTGGGCTGTAATTACCCGAATTATTATCAACTGCTACAGGTGTAAAATATTTTTTCCAACTCATATACTTTCTATGCCCTTGTCATGTTCATTTCTTCTATTGCATCCAATATTCGATATTGGACTTTTAATGTCTCAGATTGCATCTTTAGACTTGCTTCTGTATTTAGTGCAGCTGATGCTGTCGCTTCTTTTTCTGACTTTCCAGGAACGTAGTCTGGATTGTCCATTTTCTTTTGGCGAAGTGCATCTTCAGCTGCAACATCTAACGCATTTTTTTCATATCCTGCTTCAACAAGACCTCTATCGCCTACACCCCTAGCACTGCTAACTTGTCCAATTGGATTAAAAGTTCTGCCGCCTTCTGGTTTTGTTAAAAAGCTCTCGTTATTTTTGGCAAAACTTTTTAGTGTACTTTCTGCATTACTTAAATCTTGTTTGGCGTCTATCTCTTCTTCTAGTTTGTCATTAAGTTTACCAGTATTAAATGCTGCATCATCTGTTTTACCAGCTACACCTTCTGCTGCACGGGCGAGCTTTTCAAACTCAGCATCTAGTCTGCTCTGAAGTTCTTTATCACGATCCTCACGTTCCTTTAATCTTATAGCATCAATCTTGTCCTGTTCTGCTTTGTTAAGATCTCGATTAATTGCTTGTTTTTTATCTAATGTTTCTCTAAGCAGTTGTTGTTCTGCTTTCATTAAATCAATTTTTTCTTGTCTTATTTTTTGTTCAGCTTCTTCTTCATCAGTTGTACCAATTGTTACCCAGTCTATCCATTTCTTTAAATCAAGCATCAATTCTGAAAAACCAACACTAAATTGTCCCAACTGATATTTGAACTCATCCATGACGTCTCCAACTGATCGGAAGTCATTCCAAAAGTCTATAAAGCCTTGGCGTAAATCATGTACTTTTTGAGATAATTTTGAAAATAAATTAGCTATAGGAGTAATGATTGGTTCAAATGTATCGCCAAACCAATTCAATCCATCCATTGCCCAATTTAGTGCCGTTTTAAAACCACCTAATAAGAAGCCGCCGACTGCTGCGAGTGCATCATATAGACTGTTTGCTATGTCTTTGGTATCACCAAATACTCTAGACACAGCATCTATAGGTGGTCCAAGAGTATTTTCTAGTGCATCTTTGGTTGAATTAAATGCACCTATTAAGTTTATTCCAACTATGTTTGCCAAAGGTTCCATAACATCTGACACATATCCAATTGCTTTTGCCATGTACCTAAGCGGTGCAGTAACAAAATTAACAACTTCTCCAAGTGCTGTAAATCCCCAACCTAATATAGTAATTGCAGGATTAAGAACAGCAGTAATAATATCTACCACAGGCATAATAACAGCAAATAGGCCTTCTAATATAGGAAATAAAATCTTTTCTGAAAAAGCAGCAATCGTTTCAAATGCACCCATCATAGTATCCATAATTCCTGTTGATGCTAACAGTCTGGTAAACGTTTGACTTATTTCATTAATACGTCTGCGCATTGCTTCCATGGCACTCATTTGCCCATCGGTAGCTTTTGCATTTTCATTTTGTGCATCAGTTCCTTTATATAATGCATCAGTTTGAATGTTTCCTGCTTCAACTAGATTCATATAATGCTCAGCCATTTCAGCATCATATCTAGCAACGTCTCTAAATCGTTGCTTGTTTTGTTTTCCTTCTTCCGACATCAAATTGTTTAGTTCGTTTCTTTGCTTCATGCTGATTGTGCCACCAGCTTCTGTAATTTTTGCAAACTCCATCATCATTTGTGCTGACTTAGGCATGGTTGATGCAAACAATTGAGATTCTTTTGTTGTTGCACTTCCTGTAGTGATAATATCTTTAGCAATATCTTGTAAGCCTTTAGTTGGCATACCTGTTATTGTATTCCTAAACGAATCAGCAGCTTCTGCTGTCATGCCTGAAATTTTTGCTTGGTACTGACCGTCTGTTAATAATTGTGCTTGTGCATCTTCAATTTCACTTCTTTCTCTACCTGTTGCTTTTGCAAGTAGATCAATTTCCTTCATATAATCTGCTGATGCTTTTGTTAACTGTTTTGTTGACATGCCTTGCAGTTTACCAGTTCTACCAAGTAAGGTAGTATAACGTGCCATGCTTTCATTTACCTGTACAGTTGTGAAACCCATGTTGTTAAGTTCACGCATAAACCCGCTCTTACGCATATCTTTAGATAACGCATCAAAACGTTTACGTCCTGTTTCAACATCTCCGCCTAGTAGCCTAAATGCATCACCATTTTTTCTAACAAAATTACTGTATTCGTTTATTGTCATACCAGCTCTACTTGCAGCATTTGACATTTCAAAAACACTGCCGCCAAACGTTGCTCCGCTGTTTGTAGCATTCTGTGTTGCATTAACTAATTTTTCAGTTGCTTCTGCTGCTGACGCAAATGTTTTACCTAATAAAGGAACTTTAGATGCTGCACTAGTAACGTTGTTGTCTAAATTTGAAAAACCAGCTAAATTAGCTGATATAGCGTTGCTCATATCGACAGCAACTTTTGCAGCAAAAGCAACACCTGCACCAAATTTAGCAACTGCACCCGCGGCTTTGCCGAAGAATGCGCCTAATTTACTAGAATTACTTGCTGCTGCACCTTGTGCTTTAGATAGTTTATTAGCTGCCGCTGCTGCTTCATTTTGACCTTTTTGGCCTGGACCTTTTTGGCCACCGAGTTGCTTCAGTATTGCCTGTAGAGTAGCTTCAGAAGCCGCATTATCCGCTTCTACTTGTCCAACTCCGGGTATGTCGATCATTACTGCCATAATTTATTTTTGTCCAGTTAACTGCGCATATAAATAGTTATACTAAGTATGCAATATATAATGTATTTACCGGAGATAAAACCATGGCAGAACAAAATGTATCAAATGATGCAAAAAAAGATGAGCAAGTTGATATTGCTCCAACAGTAACAGTTACACAGGCGCCTGCAAATCCACTAAGTGGGTATTATAGACAGCCTAAAATTTATATTAGATTACCATCAGGTGGAGATTACTATCCTGAAGGTTCATTAGACATCAGTGAAAATGGAGACTATCCTGTTTTTGCAATGACAGCAAAAGACGAACTAATGTTAAAAACACCAGATGCTTTACTTTCAGGAGAAAGCACTGTAGAAGTTATCAAGAGTTGTGTACCTGCCATTAAACAACCTTGGATGATGCCTACCGTTGATCTTGATGCGGTACTGGTTGCAATTAGAATTGCTACTTACGGTGAAGAAATGGATGTTTGGGCTAATTGTCCAAAATGTAAGGAAGAAAACAAATACACAATACCTTTAACACAATACGTTAACCAAGGTAAAACAGAATGGAAAGATAAAATTCAAGCCGGTGACTTAATTTTTGATCTTAGACCTTACAACTATAAGCAAATGACTCAGTCTAATATTAAAGCTCTTGAAGAACAAAGAGTATTTGCTATTGTCAATGACGAGGAAATGTCAGACGAAGAAAAAATGATGAAGTTTCAAAAAAGTTTTGTTAAATTAACAAACATGACTATTGATACTATTTGTAATGTAGTTGTTGCTATTGAAACACCTCAAGGTAAAACAGACAATGCAGAACAAATAAAAGATTTTCTTACTAACTGTGATAAATCAGTCTTCCAAGATCTTACAGATCATTTAGCAGATATTAAAGGTAGACAAGGTATTCCAGATCAACATGTTAAATGTGAAGCCTGCGCCCATGAATTTGATTTACCAGTAACAATGGATCAAGCAAATTTTTTCGCAGACAGATCCTGACCCTGCCCGTTTCAGAGATCGTTGAACTATCCAATAATTTAGACAAGGAAGCAAGGGCACTTAAAAAAGACATTCTACAAATCTGCTGGTATATGAGAGGAATGGATTATACTGCCGCTATGCATCTGTCAACTGATGAGCGTAAAATTATTGGTGATATTATTAAGAGTAATTTAGAAACCACTAAAACAAGTGGCTTGCCTTTCTTCTAAACAGCAACTAATTGTTGCTTAATCTTATCTTTTACAGGTTGTTGTAATTTAGAAATTTCAGTTGCTAATGCTTTCAAGTCAACTGGCTTAGCTGGAGTTGCTGGTTGTTCTCCACCTGCTGCTGGTTGTTCTCCATCTTTACTAACCGGCATCGGTTCACCGGTTGCATCATTCTTTCCATCGTTGTTAGCATCAACAGGTGCTTCTGGTTCTTCGCCTGCTGCTGTTGCCGGCTGTTGTGCTGTTGCCGGCTGTTGTGCTGTTGCTGCTGCTGTTGCTGGTGCTTTAATTTTCATAGAATCATATGTACCTTTGATTACATCATCATTAACACCTAAGCCTTTAATTATATTATATACTTCATCTGAATCTGTAGGACTTCCTGCTTTTTTCCAAGCAGTCATTAATTTTTCTGCTGTTACTGCTGTTGTAACTTGTTTAGCAGCGCCTGCAATACCTGCACCTGCTTTTCTTGCACCTTTGCCTATAGCGGCTCCTGCAATTTTAGCACCTTGTGCTGCTTTTGCTCCTGCTGCTTTAGCACCTTTAGCAACTGCGCCACCTACACCTTTTGCTGCTGCTCCTACTTTTGCTGCTGCTCCGGCAATTGCTCCTAGTGGATTTTCTTCAAGTTCTTGTCTATTGTAATGACGAACAGCATCAAATGCACTTTCAAACATAAGTTTGTTTTCAAGCATGTGTGTGTTAACATTTTCTAATCTATTAAACAGTAGGTATACTTGTCCTTCTGATAATTTTTGACCTTTACTAATTTTACTTTCTTCTTTAGCAACTGCGCCTTCGCCAACAACAGTTTTATCTTGCATTGCTGTACCCATTGCAACCGCAGTTGCAGCAGCACCAATGCTTTTAGCAATATCTTGTTTAAGTGTATCAACGAGTGTAGCAACATCTGCTTTAGAATCTGCCGCAACACCTGAATACTGGTCCATAAAATCCATTAACTGTTTAAAGTCATCGTCTGATAAGTTTGCTTTATCAATGTTGTCCCATAAAGGGTGTGTTGGATTTGTAAACACTTCCTTAATCATCATTACAGGATTACCATCAGCATCAACACCTTCAACACTAACCGTGCTTGAGAATGTAAGTGGTGGTTCAATATCTCCAACAGTTGAAGTAATTTCTGATTTAAACATGTCACCAACTTTAATTTCGTTACCATCAGGTAATGTAGTTGATGTTAGTGTTGGAGCATCTCCTGTCCAACTTGTAGCAAGTTCTTTGTTAGCAGAAATTTCAGTTCCCATAAACTTAGCATCTTGTAGTCCTTTTTCCATTTGAAATATTTTTTGTACATCATCTGGATCAAGTCCTTTACTTTCTGCCCATGCTTTTACTTCTGGAGAAATATTTGGTTCAGTATCAAAATTAATACCTGCTTCTTTTAATCGATCAGCCGTAACTGTTTCTGCGTCTACTGTTTTAACATCAAATGAACTATCTGTACCACTGCTGCCTGCATCTTGATCACCATACTGGCCGTCATCGCCTGGTAGATCAGTTTTTTGTGAGTCAACTGATGTAGTAGTGGTTGTATCTCTTGCTAGATCTTGTCCTTCTAATCCTGCATAATCAGCAAGTGCATCTCTGCCACCTAGTTCGCCAATTTTCTTTGATGTGTCAGCAAACTGTTTCATTACAAGTTCTTGTTCTTCGCCGGAAAGATTCTTTGCTGCTGTTTCTAGTGCGTTTTGTGTTTTAAGTAAATCTTCAATTGCTTCTGGTGAAACGTCTTCAAGGCTAGTTGCACTCATCGCTTCTAGTCCGTTAACGTCAATTGTTTGTCCATCACTAGCAATAATAGCCTGTGAAATGTCTGGATCGATAAGATCGCCAACTGCTTGAATTGCAGCACCAGCAGCAAAACCAACTGCACCAGTTTTAACTGATTTACCAATTGATGTTGAAAGTTCTTTACCTTGTAAAATGTCTTTTGTTGCTCTTGCTAAGAAACCTGCTACAGCACCGCCTAATGGTCCTCCTGCTAGTGCAGCAGCCGAAGTTAAAATAGCAACCGCTACAGTTGCTTTTCCTGGATTTTCTTTTGCCCAGTCACTAACCGCTTTTACGCCTTGTACTACTTTAGAATCTTTGTCGCCAATTTTTTGTTTAAGTTCATTGAACTTGGCATCCATGTTTTGTACAGGACCTGCTTTTTGAATAGCACTGCCAAGATCGTCAATTTTTTTGTTGATTGCACTTGCAAACTTACCTACAGCATCAGTACCTTTACCTATTGCTGTTCTATTACCGCCTGCGGCAGTAGCACCTTGTTCAATGCTTGTGAATAGATTGTTAATTTGATCTGGTGTAAGTGTTGCTTCAGCAACCATACGCTCAAGATCTGCTACCCAAGGCTGAATAACCTTTTGCTCCAATAGGAGCATTTCAGGATCATTCCAAGATTCAGTAATATATTTTTGTTCTAGTTGTGCTAATCTCATATCATCATCGCCAATTGTTTTTTGTCCGCAGGATTTAGCTCGTCAATTTGCTTCTGTATTTCCGCTGGAATTTCACCTGGGGCTGCTGTTGCTTGTGCTGCGGGTTGATCGCCTGCTGTTGACGCTGTATTCGCGTCTGTGGCACCATCTGTGCCTGTTTTAGCTTTGTTATATGCTTGTTTAAAACTTGAAGCAAAGCCACCTGCACCTGGCTTACCTGCATCAGCTGGATCTACTTTGCCTGCACTAGGTGCTGCAATGCCACCTTCGTCTGATGCAATCTTGTCTTTAGCTGCTGCCATAAAAATTTTGTCTAGTTGTGCACCACTAAAGCCTTCTGCAATAGTTGTCATGCTTGAACGATCAATACTTGCTGCTAAATTTGTGTTACCTGCTTTTGCTTGTGCTTGATCTGTTTGTGTTGGAATTGGTGCTGTCTTTGCTGCCGGTTTTGCTGCTACCTTTGCGGCTGCATTTTTTGCTCCCTGTGCAACGTTAGTTGCGGCGCCAGCCGCCGCGGAAGCTGCTTTTTTAACACCTTTTGCTGCTGCTCCTACTGCTGCACCAGCTTTTTGTGCCATAGTAGGATCTTTCATTGCTGCTTCTGCACCTTTAGTAGGATATCCGTTTTTCTTTAAGAAAGAAATTACAAGTTCTGGAGTTGCTCCCTCTGGACCACCTACTTTACCTAGAAATAAATCAAACTTGTCTGATATCTCGTTAGCCATAGCCCCAACTTCAAGTTTACCTTGAGCTCTACGCCCAGTTCTACCAGGTACAAACGATTGTGCCTTAGCACCAATCTTACCTAATACTCCCATAGGACGTTCATCTAACTGTTGTTCGATAAGTATTTCTTCAAGTCTCATGCCGATAATTCCATGTATTTCATATATGTATTTATTTAAAGAACAGCTAAAGCTGTTCTGCGTTTTCGCTATCGCTCAACGCCTGTTGCTTCGCTATTACTTATGCGAAAGTAAATCAGTGTTAAAATTATTTTAACTATTAACTGCGAAGCAGTTTTAACATTATCTAGATTGTATGGTCACAATTAGCCCGTTGTCGGGGCCAAAGGTGTGTTTTGAACATTATCTGAGTTCGCACAGTCACAATAGCGTTAGATCTACAATGCATTTAATTTTACATAGCGTAGGCGGTTATCCGTTACCTACTCAATCCGTCTTAGTATCTTATGTACAACGGCAGTTTACTATACAAACGCTAACTTATATAATAAACCTGCGAGAATTACTCGCTCATTTAGCCTATTTAAATTACTTCTATTAATATACAGCAAACCGGTTCTACGTAGGCGTATCCGATCAGCGTCCTGTTAAGGATAGTGCTGTTATACCTCTGCCGTTAACCAGAATTCCTTACCGTCACACATCAGAACGGGCTTAGGGCCACATAATTGCGCCGTGGCGGGCTTATTTAACGGTGTTTGAGCTGTTTTGTTAGCCTTGGGATATATTGTGTATTAGTTGTGGTTCTGTATAAAATGCAAATTAAGAGTCATTTAATCGTTTAATTTCTTCTTTTAATAGTTTAGAACTGCCTACTCTTACATTGATTATTCCATTGTAATATTCGTCTGATTCTAATACTCTACGATCAAATTGTTCCTTTGCCTCTATGTAACTAAGTACGCCTCTGCTTGGACAGTAGTGTAATATTTCTCTGGTAAATTTTTCTTTGCCTAACTTCTCTACATCTGCTAGTAGATGTTCACTAGATCCCCAATAGTCTCTCCAGTCACTTTCTACTTTTGAACGTCTTTTATTTTTTTTGCCCTTGAGTGGTGGGCGTGTTTTTTTGAATTTTGCTAGTTTTTTGCCTATGTATTTTCTGTCGTTAGTAAGATTTGTAATCAGATAGACAAACCCTTCACAGTCTTCTGGAAGTTCTTTAATCTTCTTCTTTTGGTAAGTCCATTCTGACGTCATCATTAGTAGTTACTTTCTTGGGACGTCCGACCTGGCCTTTTCTGGCTAACTTTCTCTCTGATCGTTTCTCTTGTACTTCTAGCCTTCGTTGACTTGCATGTTTTCTAATTTCACTCAGCCAAAATCTTGCCTTAATTCCTGCTTCATCACTACCATGATACTCAAAGCGATCCTGCCACTTAAAGTATTTTTGAAATGCTTCAATCATTTGGTCATGTGAATCTGTTGCCATACCTATTCCACAATTTCAACATCATTACTATAAGATGTAAAACCGTTTTCTTTGATTACTTTTAGTACGTGATTAACACGACTTGTTAAATCATCTCTATGACTGATTAAGAACACATTTTTCTGTCTTTCTCTAGTCATTTTCTTAAGGATACCAATACTAGATTCTACTCCAGCACTATCCATACCACTATCTACAAGCTCATCTATGAATAATAAGTTAATGCTGTGATATAAACTTTCCCATACATCACGGAATGCCCAACTCATAGATAAAATAAGTCTGTTACGTTCACCTCTACTTAAATTGTCAAAGTCTAAATCTTGTCCTAGCTGTGTAATTACAACGCTAAGATCATTTTGAAACTCGACAATATGCGGCAAACCAATTTTTGCCAAGTAATATGTAATACGCTGATTTAGATATGCAAGATTTTGCTCAATAATTTTCTTACGAACAAAACTGTCTTTGTTTGTTAACAGTTTGTACAAAAAGTCCTGATGATCTTTTACTTTTGTTAATTCATTAAGTAGATCAAAACTTACTTCCTGTATTGCAGTATCTTTTAATTCTGTAATTTGCTCGCTATAAGGATTAACATCATCTTTCTTTGCTTGTAAATCTTTTTCTAATCCTTCAACTGTGCTTCTATGTTGCAATGCTTGTTCAAGTGTGTCATATTGTGTAGGTGGACAACCTTCTAGCTCACCAATGTCTGCAATAACAGTTTGATGTTCTTCTAGTTGTGTACTATTAGCAAGAATTTGCGCAGCCGCTTCTTGCTTTTGTTCTTCTTTAGCACCGAGAATTTCTTCTTGCTTTTTATCATGTAATTCTTGTCCACAAGTATGACACTTGTGTTCTTTAAGCAATACAATTTCATTATCTAATTTTTCAATTAGTTTTTCTTGTTTAGAATCATCAGCTTCAATGTTAGCAATCCAACGTTTTGCTTCTGCAATCGTTGACTGCTTTTTATTAAAATCGTCTAAACATTTGTGTGCTTCAATTTCTGCATCAATATCAATTTCTTGTAAAATTTTAATACTTGACTCAAGTTCGTCAATTGCAGATACCTTTTGATCTTCCCACATACGCTGTTTGCGTTCTAACGATTCGATGTTTTGTTGAATTTTTTCGTTAGATATTTTAACAGTTTCAATTCTTGTATTCTCAGAGCTCATCTTGTCTCTGTTAATTTTCATTTCTTCTTTAAGACACTCAGCTTTTTCAGATAACAATGTAATACCTAGCAACTGTTCAATAATTGCCCGCTGATCATTATTTTTTAATGCAAGGAAAGGTTCGGTGTATGTGTTTAGTGCAATGAGATGCTTAAACATATCATGCGACATACCAAATAGTTCTTCAATTACTTTTTGTGTTTCTCTACTATCGCCTTGACTTTCATCAGAATCTTCTTCAAAGTCTTTACCGTTAATAGTAAACTTTGTAATATTAGGCTTTCTACCACGCTCAATCTTATAGTCAACTCCATCTTTTTCAAAGTTGATTGTAACAAGCATTCCTTTGCCGTTGATCTTATTAATAAGATTATCACGCTTAATGTTTGTTAATGCATTACCATAGATTGCGTAACTAAGTGCGTTGACGATAGTAGTTTTACCAGTGCCGTTTCTAGAACCGCTATCGTCACCACCTAGGTCTAGGTTCTCACCTAGTACAAGCGTTAATTCACCTTTGTCAAAATTAATTGCTTGAGTCTGGTTGCCCACACTCATAAAATTCTTTACTGTTAGGTCTTTAATTTTTATCATTGATTACGTCCAAGGTCCCTATATATCTCTACCAGCATACGTTTGTCAACAGTATCACTATCAATTGCTTCGATTTGATTCATAACAATAGTGTCAACACTTTCAAACGTAAGATCAATAGGATCAACGTTTGATTCTACTTCTACCTTTTCTGGTATAAGACTTAGTTCTCTAAGTTTGTATTGTGGAATAAAAGTTTCTCTAATAAAGTTTGCTTCTTCAAAACTAATAGGCACATCAATTGTAACTCGACAGTGCATATTTTCACCTAAGTTAGAATCAGGATCTTCAAGAAGCTGACTTAATTTGTATGTTCTAAACACAGGTTGCTTTGGCCATGTTTTATATTCAGGAGTTCCTCCCCAATCTAAAAACATCATGCCACGTTCATCATCCCATGCATCTGCATAGTTGTGTGGAAATGCATTACCGATGTATGTTACATTACCTTTAGTTTGTCTTTTATGAAAGTGTCCGCTAAACACATATTCTTGATTTACAAAATGATCTGCCTGAAGTGTTCCATGGTCAGGCATCTGTACCATAGCATTCATATAAAACAGAGGAAGTTCAAAGTGTCCAAATACATACCTACTTTTAATTTTAGGCACCATCTTCCATTCTTCACCTACTAACCAAGGAAGTAATGTTACTTCGCCTTCTGTAAAAATATCTGTAATAGGAATGATGTTTGGAAACAATCGCATAAACTCAATAGAGTTAATTTCACGTTTGTCTTTGTAAAATAAATCATGGTTACCTACCATGAAGTAAGTCTTCTCGAATGTTTCGTTAATTCTTTCTAAATTAGAAACTGTGTAGTTCATTGTGCTAACATCTGTAGTAGCACGATTATGATGCCAGTCTCCTAAAAATATGCAAGTTTCTGCACCAGCGGCTTTTGCTTCATCACAAAACCACTTTACGAATTCCTCGCAGTCCATGTTATGCGTTCTGCTGCCACCTTTCATACCAAAGTGTATATCAGTGAAGCAGGCTGCTTTCTTAAATAACGGCATTTTTACTCCTTATGTTATTGTAACTAACTTTAAGCAGTTTGTCAAGTCTTTTTCTTTGCTTTGGAATCTTTATGTTTGTTAGGGTGTGCATCAGCATTTTGTCTAGTCCAACTAGGATTCATGCCGTTCATCTCTAAAATATCATCTCTGATGTTTTGGTTGCGTTTTTCAATATTAATAATACGAACAAAACTATTTGTTACAGCCGCAGTGTAATAGGCAAATGGGTTATTACTTTTTGACTCGTCAAATTGTAAACCTATCTGTGCTAATTGCAAAATTGCCTGACCTTTCATTTCGTCGTTATATGTATATCCTCTAACATTACCTCTTGTTGCGTACCTATCACACAATTTCATAAACATTCTTGCAAGGTCGTTAGTCATCTGTCCACACTTCTTATCGAAGTATCCGTTTTCCATACCACCAACCCAATGGCTTTTGCCTACACAAATCAAATTTCCTTTGTCATCAAACTTCCAATGCTGGAAAGGAGGAAAGTTTACTTTTTCGTGCTTGTCTGCAACAGTCTTAATTGTTTTCTTGCGACCAGGTTCTTCTGGAACATGATCAAAAGTCATAATTCTAAAAATTAAATCTTCTTTTTGCATTTTACGGTAGTCTATATCAAACCCTTTTGCAGGCATCTTTTTACCTGCGGCTTCAACTGCTTCAGCATGTGCAAGTTTAGATAGTCTAGCAGCACGGTTGCGTTTTGCTTCTGCTACAGTTCTAATGTTAATTTTGTCTAATGATGGCAGTATAATATCGTACTGTGCATAGCTATCGTCAGTAAAAGAACAGAAAGTAGACTTACTGCGGTGTATTTCCGCTAATAAATCCTTATTTGTTAGATATTTTATCTTTTTTGGTTGCCCAATTGTCATACGTAATTTCTCCGGTTATATAAGTAATATAATAGCACATTATTACAGAAATAAATAGTATTATTAAAAGGAAATTTTACCAAAATGAGTTTACCAAAAATAGCACCTTTAGCCGTACTTGTAGCTGGCGTTGCGGTCGCCGTTGACCAGCAACAGAAGAACCAAGCCAATCTCAAACAGGTTTCGGACCAAGCCAAAGCCGATTTGGACAAGTTAACTAGCGAACTAGGCGGTGATATTGGCTCAGCATTAAACCAAGCGTCAGGCGATTTAAACAGTGCCTTGGCGGCAGCAGATGCTGCATTTAGTGTTGACGGTGTAGTTGGTGCTGCTGGTGCTCCGTTATCTACGATAACATCTAAAGTTGGTAGTGGTTCATTAAGTAATATAGCTGATAATGTTGGAACAGCATTTGGTGCTGCACAAGATGGACTTAATGCAGTAGCCGGAACCACAGCTGAAATATCATCTGCAATATCTAAATTAGGTATTGGAGGCAACTTAGCATCTGGTTTCCAAGACTTTGCATCAAATGTTGGCAAAGCAGCTGGTGTTTTAAATAATTTATTAAGTCTCAAAAGAGGCGTAAATCTCCCTGCTGGTGGCGAACTTTTCGAATTCGAAGAAGGCGCCGGTGTTAAACTAGATCCTCAGAATCCAAATGATTGGCGGGTAAAAATTAATGCTAACTTTGCACACTTTGGTGCAAATCCGTTATTTGAACTTCTAAAAAATACCGGTGGAGTAGTTTTTCCATACTTGCCAGAAATATCATTTTCAACAACCGCAAACTATACACAAATAGATCCTGTACATAATAATTATCCCTTCCAGGCTTACAAGAACTCACAAGTGGACGAGATATCGATTTCAGGAGACTTTACAGCAGAGTCAAGTAAAGATGCTGCGTACTGGATTGCAGCAACAACATTCTTTAAAGCATCAACAAAAATGTTCTTTGGAACAGGTAACCTAGCAGGTAATCCACCTATCATATGTAAACTGTACGGATATGGTGCAAACGTCTTTGAAGGAGTTCCGGTTGTAGTTAAAAACTTCTCAGTTACACTACCTACTGATGTTGACTATATTAGATGTACAGAAGCAAGTCAAGGTCCTAAACCAACTTGGGTACCAAGAAAAAGTAATATTACTGTTTCAGTACAGCCAATCTACAACAGAGAAAATTTACGCAAGTTTTCATTGGAGCAATATGCTAAAGGCTCAATGGGCGGCGGAGGATTTTTATAATGGCCATATACAAAAACAATTCTCCATATAGAGATACACCTCAAAATTCTATGTATTTAGAATTAATGAATATTAGAGCTGTACCAGCATCAGCAAGTGATGTATTATATACAATTGAACCACACTATAATAATAGACCCGATTTGTTGGCATTTGATTTATACGAAGATCCTAAACTTTGGTGGGTGTTTGTACAAAGAAACATGGATACAATCAAAGATCCTATATACGATTTCAAAGCAGGAAATTCAATTTACATTCCTAAACTATCAAATCTAAAAAAGTTCTTAGGAATATAGCATGAGTGCTTTTAATAGACCTCCAAGCATACCAGATAATAAGTTAAAGCCTTTCAAAGGAACTTTGAGGACTGGTGAAAAAATTAGAAACATAAACGGAAAAAGTTTTGTTGTTCCAGCAGAAATAAAAAAGCCGGACGGCTCGCCGACAATTAATGCATCTAATACTTTCCAAGCATCAAATGTTAGTGTAGGCAGTGCAATGCAAAAGATAAGAACCTTTGATCTTGATTCAGGACGTGAAATATTATCTTCAGGTGACATTGTAGAACTTGCAGAAAAATCAATAGCACAAGTAATAAATGACGAAACTAAAACAGTTGATGCCGCAGTTTCTAATGCAGATGATTTTGCTGATAAGAAAGATGATGCACCAGTAGGACCAGGAACACCAAGTCCTAGAAGAGATTTAGAAACACCAAATCTAATTCAAAATCCGTTAGAAAAATTTTCAACAGTTAGTTCGTTATGGACGATGGCTGTGCTAACACCAATGCAGTATAATGATCCAAGTTCTTATAGGACAGGAGATTTAGGATTTGCAGGACAAGATTTTGAAGGCGGCGGTATAACAGTTAAATCCGGAATTGTTTTTTCTGCTGCAGGACGTGGCGACAAATATAGAACAAGAATCCAAGGTGGCAAAGCACCTGAATATTTTGTTGACAACTTTAGAATGACTACGGTAATGTCAGCAACAAAAAACACAGGTAATACAAATGCAATTAACTTTGACTTTGATATATTTGAACCATACAGTATGGGATTGTTATTAGAGTCGTTGCAAGTTTCTGCACTTAAAGCAGGATACCCTAACTACTTAGATGCTCCGTTTGTATTGCGTTTAGACTTTGTAGGATTTAGTGCAGATGGTACAGAAGAAAAAACTATAGGTACCCAAGGGTTAAATCCAAAATACTTTGTAATGAAATTAAAGAAAGTTACCTTTGATACAAACGAATCAGGAACCACATACAAGGTTCAAGCATTTCCTTACAATCATTCTGGTTACTTAGACACAGTTAATATGCTGTTCAACGACATTTCAATTACTGCTCCGGAAAAAGGAACAGTTGAAGAAATGTTAAAAACAGGACCTAAGAGTTTAGAGAAAGTACTTAATGATAATGAACAATTGTTAATAGAATCAGGAGCATATTCAGTTCCAGATGTTTATATTATTGATTTTCCTGATAAGTCGACAGACTTTATAACAGGTGCTAGAAAAACATCTGACACATTTACTGACGGAGATCCTGGAGCAATAGTTGACGCAGACAGCCCGCCAGGCCAATCATTTAAAGCATTTGGAAAAAATGCTGCTGACCCTTCTCAAACAACTAAGACATCTTTTGAATCTAACTATATAGGAAAATCAACGTTTGGTTTTGATTCAACATCAGGTGGTAACTTTAACTGGGAAAGTTCTTCAATGTATAGAGCAGGAGATTCTAAGTACAATGAAGAAACAGGTCGTATTGATCGTTATAAAATGCAAGTAGATCCTAAGCAGCGTGAATTTTTCTTTACACAGAAACAGCCGTTAACCGATGTTATTACACAGACTATTCTAAGTTCAAAATATGCAACAGACGCTATTAGCGGAACTGCTGATAACAATAACCTTACACCAGAAGGATATATTAAGTGGTTTAAAATTGATGTTCAAGTAGCGTTCTTAGATTACGATCCTCAGATAGGAGACTTTGCTAAACAATATACATTTAGAATTGTTCCGTATTTTGTGCATTACAGTATTTTTAAAGCGCCTGGCGAAGGAGTTGACACAGCAGCATTACAAAAAACAATTGCTAAAAGATATGACTACATATATTCAGGACAAAACGTTGACGTACTTAAATTTGATATCAAGATTAATAATTTATTCTTTGCAGGTTCTGCACCAACTCCTGAAGCTAATACTTCAAGTGAATTTAACAAAAATCTTAACGGTACAGGTGAAAAAGAAACATCATCTACAAACACTCCAGAAGGTACCGCAGAAGCAAAAGCGCCTAACCTAGGTAAGAAGAAACAAAAACGTGATGTATCTATTTTACACGAAAGTCAGAAAGGTGGTAGCGGATTTAAAGATGTTGAACAATTAGTTGCTGAAAATTTCCAGAAAGCATTTGTTGACAACGGCTCAGGTGACTTGATCACAATTGATTTAGATATACTCGGCGATACTTACTGGATGGTTGAAAGCGGCCAAGCAAATCATATAGACGGAGCATCACCACGTTCGCAGACAACTGATGGCGGAGAAGCTAATTACACAGGAGGCGAAATTTATATCTTTATTAGTTTTAGAACTCCGATTGATACAAATACTGACACCGGACTTTACGAATTTGCAAATGAAAATCCAAGTCCTTTTAGCGGAGTTTACAAAGTATTGAAATGTGATAGTGAATTTAAAGGTGGGCAGTTTACACAAAAACTTAGATGTGTTAGAATGCCAGGCCAGCCAATTGATTACGGTGGAAAAGTTCCAGCAGGTAGTAAACAGGCATTGCAATCACAAGTTGGACCAGTACAACCCGCAAAAACAGAAGTTGGAAAAGTTCCGCCACCATCAAAAATTGATAGGACAATAACAATTGAAGAAGTAGAAAAAGCAGGAGAGCAATTTGCTAATAACTTCCTTGCTAACTTTGGCTTGAGTGTAGAAGGTATAGAAAAATGGGCCGCAAAATTACCTAAGGGTGATGGCGAGTTTAAATCTAAACCTAAGAAACCTATTCTAAAAGAATACAGAAGACAAGCAAACGGTTCGTTAGTTAACTTTAATATTGACAGAAAACAACCATTTGAAGAAAGCAAAGATAGAGAAGGAAACACTATTAGAGTTTATGATCCTAAACTACTTGACGGAGTTAAAACTTAATGCCAGTTGAAAAGAGAACCAGATATAATACTCAGGCAGGAGCATTAGGCTCAGGTGCTTATCTTGCTACAGTAATTGATGTACTTGATCCTACATTCAATGGTAGACTAAAAGTTTCGTTACTCAGAGAATCTGGTAACGCAGGTAACGTTGACGGACAAACATATCTTGTAAATTATGCATCTCCATTCTTCGGACACACACCATACGAATCATTAGGAATGAATCAAAACGACTTTAAAGATACACAACAAAGTTATGGTATGTGGGCAGTTCCACCAGATGTTGGTGTAACCGTTATGGTAATGTTCATAGAAGGTAATCCATCATCAGGTTATTGGTTTGCTTGTGTTCCTCCAAGGTTTGCTAATCATATGGTTCCTGCAATCGGTGCAGCAGATACAGACCCAACAGGTGCTAGGGGCGAAGATCAAACAAGCAATAGAGCGTCATTGGCTGCATTATCAGAAGATGACAAGAAAAGGTTTAATACAAAAATGCCTTTGCCAGTTGGCGAAATTAACAAACGATTAAATGGCTCAGGGGATCAAGAAATTGACGCTGAAAAGATTCCAAAGCCTGTACATCCTATAACAGATAGATTTTTCCTTCAAGGATTATTAGAAGATGATGCAAGAGGGGTTACTACTACAACTAGTAGGCGTAACAATCCTAATGCAGTATTTGGTATTAGTACTCCTGGACCTTTAGACTACGGTCCAAACGGTAAACGTATGAGACGTGGTACAAAAGAAAATCTAAGTGTTGAGATTCCTGTTACAAGATTAGGCGGAACACAGTTTGTTATGGACGACGGTGATGATCGCTATATTAGAAAAACTTCTCCACAAGAAGGCCCAGTAGAATATGTTGAAGCATCAGATGCAAATACTAGGGCAGGATTGCTTGACTTACCATATAACGAATACACAAGACTTAGAACAAGAACAGGACATCAACTTCTTTTACATAATTCAGAAGATTTAATTTACATAGGTAATGCAAAAGGAACATCGTGGGTTGAGTTAACATCTAATGGTAAAGTAGATGTGTTTGCAAACGACAGTGTAAGTGTTCACTCAATGAATGATATTAATATTAAAGCAGATAGAGATATCAACATGGAAGCTGGTCGTAATGTAAACATTAAAGCAACCGCTGAATATCAAGCACCTGACAGTTTACATCAAGATGCAAAAATTGAAGATGCTCTTAAACAAGAAAATGGTAGAGTACAAATAGAAAGTGCATTTAATACTAATATACTAATTGGTGCTAATGGAAAAATTGAAACAAGAATGTACACGAATGCAGAAGATCTTCCTCTTGCTGGAGACTTAGATATTTCAGTTGCTGGCAACCACAGACACTTTGTTGGCGGAACTACTGATATTCAAACAATTGGTGATAGATCAGATACACAAGCAAATTGGGACATACTTACAGGTGGTTACAATTACTTAACATCAGGTGCTAATACAGAAGTTGCATCAGGTGGAGACATTATTATGTCAGCAAGTCCTAACATACACTTTAACGGTCCGGCTGCAACAGGAGCAGCACAAGCTGACACAGCACTAACAATTACAGATTTAATTAAATACGATAACCCATTAGTAAACCCATTAAAAGACTGGGCTACTACAAAATGGCAAGACGGAACAATAACATCTATCATGAGGCGTATTCCTATGCATGAGCCGTGGTTACTGCATGAAAACCAAGCACCTCAGTTTGTTACAGCACTAGCAACAGATAGAGAGGAGAAACAAGATGGCTAAGTTATACAATCAGAAAACAGTAGCAGTAGATCAAGCATCAATAGGAGCAACAGGCGCAACAACTTATGCTTACAAAGGATTTAGTTCAGCGAATTCAGTTGATAACTTCAAGCTCTATGACATAGATTTAGTTAAGCAGGATATTATCAATCATTTTTACATTAGAAAAGGCGAAAAATTAGAAAATCCAAACTTTGGAACAATTATCTGGGATATGATTTTTGAGCAATTTACACCGCAAGTTAAAGAAATGATTGCTAAAGATGTACAGGATATTATTAATTACGACCCAAGAATACAAGTTAATGCTGTAGGAATTGACAGCACTGAGCAGGGAATTAGAATCGAAGCCGATGTAACATACATACCGTTCAATGTTAAGGAGAGAATGAAGTTTAATTTTGATAGAGATAACTCCGTTATAAACTGAGCATATTATAAACATTGGTAAATACAGCATAGGAACTAATAATGAGCACAACGTCAAGACAAAACAATTTATTACTTAACGAAGACTGGACAAGAATCTACCAGACTTTCGCTAATGCTGATTTCAAATCTTACGATTTTGAAAATCTAAGACGTGTGATCATCACTTATCTAAGAGAAAACTATCCAGAAGATTTTAACGATTATATTGAAAGCTCAGAGTATCTTGCACTAATTGATGCTATTGCGTTTTTAGGGCAAAGTTTATCTTTCCGTATTGATTTAGCAAGTAGAGAAAACTTTATTGAACTTGCTGAACGTAAAGAAAGTGTATTACGTATTGCTAAAATGCTTAGTTATAATGCAAAGCGTAACTTACCATCAAAAGGTTTACTTAAATTTACATCAGTTTCAACTACAGAACAATTAATTGATAGTAATGGGCGTAATTTAGCAAGTCAAACAGTTAAATGGAATGACCCAACTAATACAAACTGGGCAGAACAGTTTATTTTGCTTCTTGATGCTGCTATGTCTGATAACACAAAGTTTGGCAGAAGTCAAGGTACAGATGTTATTCAAGGCATCCCAACAGAACAGTACAGATTTAGAACTGCTAGTACTGATGTGCCAATGTTTACTTTTAATAAAAACGTTGCAGGCAGACAAATGGTGTTTGAAATCTTAAGCACAACTTTTAAAGGTGCAGAAGAGATTTACGAGGAAGCACCTACACCTGGTAACCAACTAGGATTTCTTTACAGACAAGATAACAAAGGTCCAGCAAGTCCTAATACAGGATTTTTCATGCACTTCAAACAAGGTTCTTTGGAGTTAGCTGACTTCACAATTGATGCACCATCAACAAATGAAAAAGTTGCAGTTGATGCAAAAGGAATTAACAACGATGATGTTTGGTTGTTTGAATTACTTGCAAATGGAAGCCAAGCTCAAGAATGGACAAAAGTATCAAACCTTACAGGAAACAATATTGCTTATAACAGTTTGTCAGGAGACATTAGAAATATTTACGCGGTTGAAACTAAACAGCGTGATATGATTGATTTAGTTTTTGCTGACGGTGTATATGGTAACTTACCTAAAGGATCTTTTAGAACTTACTATAGAATTAGTAATGGATTAAGTTATACAATTTCACCTAATGAAATGAAAAATGTTAATATCTCAGTTGACTATGTTAACCAAGCAGGTATTGCACATACATTAACAATTGGAATGGCATTACAGTCTACAGTTTCAACATCAACACCTACAGAATCAGTTGCATCTATTAAAAGGAATGCACCAGCAAACTATTATACACAAAATAGAATGATTACAGGTGAGGACTATAACCTTGCACCTTTAGCAACATCACAAAATATTTTAAAAGTAAAAGCATCAAACAGAACATCAAGTGGATTGTCACGTAACTTTGATCTTATTGATGCAAGTGGAAAGTATAGTTCAGTTAACGTATTTGGTACAGACGGATACATGTATAAAGAAGAAGATGAACAATCTCTTTCTTTTAAATTCTCAAATAGATCAGATATTATTAATTTTATTAAACAAAAAGTAGAAGGCGTATTTACAGAAACAGATGTTTATAATTTCTACTTTACAAAATATGACAAAATTTTATTTACAAGTGACAACATTGTGTGGAATGCATCAACTAACAACATTAATGAAGGCACAGGATACTTTACAAACAAAGTTGATCTGTCGTTGCTTAAAGTAGGAACATATTCTACTAATAACTTAAAATATATTACTCCAGGAGCAAATGTTAAATTTACTGCTCCAACAGGACAATCATTTAAAGACGGATTACTAGTAACAACAGACGATACAGATTCTTCACAAAAAAGTGTTATATGGACAAAAGTTATTAGTGTTGCAGGTGATGGTACAAACGCAGGTACTGGTGCTAACGCAAAAGGCATTGGCCCTATTGTGTTTAACGATAATGTTCCTTCAGGCGCAGTTGCTTCTAGAATTGTTCCTAAGTTTGTAACAGATCTTTCAGACGCACTTGAGTCTTCAATGGTTAACCAAGCATTTGCAAATTTAAACTTTGGCCTAAGATATGATGATAAAGAATCAAGTTGGAAAATTATTCAAAATCAAAACTTAGATTTAACGTCAGCATTTAGTTTAGGTAAATCCGGTGATGTAACTAATAATAATTTAGATAGTTCATGGATTATGGCATTTGTAAAGGATAATGATCAATACATTGTACGAACACGTACACTTAACTATGTGTTTGGTAGTAAAAAACAAAACAGATTTTATTTTGATAAAAGCGAAAAAGCATACAACAGTCTAACTGGTAAAGTTGAAAAAGACGTTGTAAATGTTTTAGGTATTAATAGTAAAAATGTTGGCACAGGATCGTTGATACAAGATTACCCATTTGAAGTTGCAGACGTAATTAAATTTGATGACGGATATGAAAGTACTAAAGAAATTAGATTAGGCTTTAGGGATTCTGACGCAGACGGTGTTATTGACAACCCAGAGTCGTTTGTTAATGTAGTTGGCGAAGATCTTGATTTAAAATATCTTTTCTTCAAAGCAGAAAAAGACGATTATGGTACAACTGTTTATAACCTAGTTGACACAACAGTAACTCCTATTTTGGTTATTGAAAAAGAATCACTGGTTAACGTTAATAACTATAGCGATGGACAATTAATTTATTTTTATGATAGTGCAGAAAATAGAGTTAAAAGAGTTGACAGAACAACAAATACACTTGTACTAGAAAGCACATACAGAGCAAATATTGGTAGAGACAATATTAAGTTCCAGTACACACATTCAGCAAGTGAAGATAGAAGACTTGATCCTAGTGTAACAAACATTATTGATCTTTATCTTTTAACTAGATCTTATGATACAGAATTTAGAAATTATCTAGCAGGTGCACGTACAACAGAACCAACTGCACCAACAAATGACGAACTTAGAGTAACGTTTGGAACAGGACTAAACTCTATTAAGTCAATTAGCGATGAAGTAGTTTATCATCCTGTGAAGTATAAAGTTTTATTTGGCAGTAATGCTGACACTAAATTACAAGCTCAGTTTAAGGTTGTTAAGAATCCTAATAAAAATGTTAACAATAACGATTTAAAAGTAAGAATTGTAAATGCAATGAATCAATTCTTTGATGTAAACAACTGGGACTTTGGAGATAGATTCTATCTAAGCGAACTTACAACTTATATATTAAATGTAGTTTCGCCTGATATATCAAACATTGTTATATTGCCAAGACAGACATCACAGGCATTCGGAAGCCTGTTTGAAATACAAAGTAAACCAGACGAAATTTTTGTTAGTGGTGCCACTGTTGATGACATAGAGATTGTATCTTCTATTACGGCTGCTGAAATTAACTCAGCAAATAGTTCAATAGTGAGTGACACATAATGGCTGCTGATAACAAAAAGTTTCCTAATAGCGACATTCCAATTAGAAAGAGTTCAGACTTATTACCTAACGTCTTTCAAACCCCAGCCAATGATAAATTTTTATCAGGCGTACTTGATCCTTTAATACAGCCGGGTGTTGTTGACAAGACTGTAGGTTATATTGGTAAGCGTTACGGAAAAACTTTTACAGGAAAAGATGTTTATCTTGATACAGACCAAACACTAAGAAGTCGTTATCAACTTGAGCCAGCTGTTACAGTTGAAGAAGATCAAAAGATTTTAAAATTTAAAGATTATATTGATCTTAAAAGCATGGTTGAGTTCTTTGGCAATGCTAATGAAAGAGATGATAAAACTACAGAGCAAGAACATTACAGTTGGAATCCTCCTATTGTATGGGACAAGTTTATTAACTACAGAGAATATTATTGGATTCCAGGCGGTCCTCCATCTATAGATGTATATGGTCAAGCAGCAAATATTCAAAGTACATATAAAGTAGGAACTGGTATAAACAGTTGGATACTTACACCAGACAGTGTAACTAATAATCCTGATATTACTTTATATAGAGGACAAGAATATAAGTTTGAAGTTAACTCTCCTGATGAAGGTTTTTACATTAGAAACAATTATGATACAGGATCTTTAGAATTTAATCCTAATAAATCATACTTCCCTGGAGAACTAGCAGTATTCGACAAACAACTTTGGAAGTGTGTTAACGAAACAAGTCCATTAGACGGAAGTAGTATTACAATTGATTCACAAGATTGGCAATTGGTTGCTAACGATGCAGGATTTGCTTCTCTACTATATAGAGATGGTGTAGAAAATAATGGTGTAAAAGTAGGAACGTTAACATTTAAAATTCCACAAGACTCGCCAGATATATTATATTATCAAAGTGATGTTGAACCTAATAGGTTAGGTAGATTTATTATTTCAGACATTGATACAAATACTTTTATTGATGTTGAAAAAGAAGTTGTAGGTAAAAAAGAATACACAACCGCAGACGGAATTAGTTTTACAAACGGAATGGTTGTAGCATTTAGAGGCCAAGTGCAACCATCAAAGTATGCAGACGGCCAATGGTTAGTTGAAGGTGTTGGTTCAGAGATTAGATTAATTAATTTTGCTGACTTAGTACCTCCGCCATTAGATACAGATTCGCCTGATATATTATTTGATAATCAAGGATTTGATACACAGCCTTTTGATGATGCAACACAGTATCCTGGTAATAAAGATTATATTACAATTGCTAGAAACAGTAAAGACTCTAACCCTTGGTCCAGATATAACAGATGGTTCCATAGAGCTGTTTTAGAATCTGCATATAAATTTAGAAGTCAAGACTTTGATTCATTAGAATCAGCTAGAGCTAAAAGACCTATTATTGAATTCCAACCTGATATACAATTATATAATCACGGTGGCATTGCAAAACAAACAGTTGACTACGTAGATACATTTACAGATGATGTGTTCTCTAAAATTGAAGGATCACAAGGTTATAATATTGACGGTGAGTTCTTGTTTGAAGGAGCAAGGATTCTAGTTATTGCAGATACAGATAGTTTAGCAAATAACAGAATTTATGAAGTAAGGTTTGTAAAACACAATAACACCACACAAATTAATTTAAAAGAAACTGCTGATTCATTATCAGCATTTAATGAAGGTGTTCTAGTAAGACGTGGTACAACTAACGCAGGTAAGATGTATCATTATGATGGTACAGTTTGGAAATCAAGCCAAGAAAAAACTAGTGCTAACCAAGCACCTAAGTTTGAATTATACGATTCAGCTGGTGTTGCATTTTCAGACCCAACAATATATCCAGTATCAAGTTTTGTAGGTAGCAATCTTTTAAGTTATAAAGTTGGCACAGGTGTTGCAGATACAGAATTAGGTTTTGCATTAAGTTATGCAAATATTAATAATGTAGGTGACATTGTATTTGATTGGAACTTTGAAACAGAAAAATTTGTTTACACGCTAACGCAAAAACAATATACCAAGAATACTAACACTGGGTTCTATAAAATTAATGGAAAATATGCAAACGGTTGGATAGCAACAGACAAAAAATTTATTCAGCCAATTATTGATCAGTACACGTTTACTACAGCAGATTCTATTGCAATATTTAATACTGTTGATTGGGATGTGTTACCAGACGATGCAGTAATTAATTTTTATCTAAACGGCGAATATATTAGTGACACATATACTAGAAGTACTAATCAGTTTACGTTTGATAGAACATTTAATATTAATGATGTAGTAACTATAAAAATAGTTGCAGAAATTAAACCAGACCAAGGGTATTATCAAATACCTGCAGGATTAGAAAAAAATCCTCTGAATGAACAATTAAAAACATTTACGTTAGGACAAGCAACAGATCATTTAAAATCATCTCTTGAATTTGATAGAAGAGTTGTAGGAACTGTTCCGGGTGTTTCAAATCTAAGGGACTTAGATCAGTATCAAAAACACTCAACAAGGTTTATGAAACATTCAGGTTTCGCAGCAGTGTCTACTTTGTTAATTAATGACAAAGATATTAACATTGTTAAATCTTTAAGATATGCTAAGTCAGCATATACTATTTTTAAACAAAATATTATTAAGAAAGCAACCGAAGTTGAGTTCAACGAAAATACTTCAGACTTTTTAGATAGTATTATAGAAATTATTACAAAGACTAAAACTATTGACAGTCCTTTTGCAGACTCTGATATGATTGGTGCTGGAGCGTTTACAAGAACAGATTATGTTGTTGACGATCCAGGTATTAAAACATTTACACTTACTGAAGATTTTGATTTAGAAACATTAAGCAGAAGAGCAGTATATGTTTACCTTAATGATGTACAACTTATTGTAAACAAAGATTACACAGTTAATGGAGCATTGGGCTTTATTACAATTACAGGTACGTTAGTTGAAGGTGATAGAATTGAGATTAGAGAGTATGTGTCAACAGCATTTAGCCATGTACCACCAACTCCAACATCACTAGGACTTTATCCTAAGTACGAACCTACAAAATATTTAGATGACACTTACAGAGTACCTAAAGATGTAATACAAGGACACGATGGTAGTAAAACTACTGCCTATGGCGATTATAGAGATGACTTACTTTTAGAATTTGAAAAGCGTGTATTTAATAACATCAAACAAGATTACGATGCTAAGATTTTTGATGTTCAAAAAGCGTTGGGTGGATATTACGGTAATAGTACATTTGTAAAAGAAGAACTAGATAGCGTAATCAATCAAGAGTTTTTATCATGGGTGCAAAATACTAACCTAGGTTATACAACAAACGATTATTTTGTAGAAACAGAACCGTTTACATATACATATTCAGGTATGACAGATCCAACAGGCAAAGAAAACTTGCCTGGATATTGGAGAGGTGTTTACAAATATTTTTACGATACTGATAGACCGCATACACATCCATGGGAAATGCTAGGCTTTACAATAAAGCCAACATGGTGGGAGACTGAGTACGGAGCAGCACCTTATACTAATGGTAACTTGGTGTTGTGGGAAGATATTGCTGCTGGTAAGATTGCTCAAGGAGATCGAGCAGGGATATATCCAAGATATGCCAGAACAACAATTCTAAATCATATTCCTTGTGATTGTGACGGTAATTTAGTTGATCCTTTAACTTCAGGTCTTGCAGGTAATTTTCAACTTGTTAACAATAGAGGTCCTTTTAAACTAGGTGATGATAGTCCAGTTGAAAACGCATGGAAAACTAGTTCAGAATATCCTTTTGCAATAACAACAGCACTAGCATTATTAAAACCGTTTGATTATCTAGTACTAAACTTTGACAGAGCTGTTACTAAAAGAAACATTATTGACCAGTTAGTAAATGTAACATCGGAAACATTTTTAACACCAACAGACTTAAAGTTTCCTATCGCAGGAAAGACACAGGTAGCAGGACTTGCAATTTACATTGCTTCATATATTAAGTCAGTGGGCGGAGCAGTTGCTGATGCTCAGAAAAATATTGATTATATAAATGTTAGATTAACTTCGAGAGTAAGCGGGTTTGTTGATAAGCAGCAACAAAAATATTTACTTGATAGTAAAAATCCAAGCTCGGCAAGTGCAAGTGTGTTTATTCCACCTGAGAACTACGATATTATCTTTAATGTAAGTTCTCCAATAGCTTCGGTTACTTACAGTGGTGTTATATTTGAAAAAACAACACAGGGTTGGGTAGTAAATGGATACGATGATATTAATCCTTACTTTAATACGTTTGAAGCGTATCCACAACAAGCTGATCCTGTAATTTCAGTTGCAGGAACTTCAGAACCTTTTACTGAATGGGATCAAGAAAAAACATTTAACAACGGTGGTATTGTTGAGTACAGAGGAACATTCTATAGAGCAACACAAACATTTACCTCTGGAGAAACATTTGATAAAAGTAACTTAGTACAGCTACCCGACTTACCAGTTCAGAATGCTGTTGTTGCTCAACAACGTAGAAACTTTAATAGTTTCAAAGTTAAGAAAGTAAGTTACGGAACAGAGTTTAACAGTATACAAAGTGTAGTTGACTTCTTACTAGGATATCAAGCACACTTAAAGAGTCAAGGGTTTGACTTTGCAAACTATGACGGCACTAATCAAGTAGTACAAGATTTTACAACAGCAGCAAAAGAATTTATGTACTGGACAGTCCATAACTGGGCAGTTGGTTCTGTATTATCGATGAGTCCAGGTGCAGCAAGTATGGAAATTAATCTTGCTGTCGGAGTTGCTGATAACTTATTAGATAGTTTCTATGATTATAATGTGTTGAAAGCAGACGGCTCAGCACTTGATCCTAAATTTATAAATGTATCAAGATCTTTTCAAAAAATTCAAGTTAACACAACAAACACAACTGAAGGTATCTACTTACTAAAATTAAATTATGTTCTAAAAGAACATGTTGTTGTATTTGATGATAAAACAGTTTTCAATGATACTATATTTGATAAAGCAACAGGTTATAGACAAGAAAGAATTAAAGCACAAGGATTTAGAACAACAGATTGGGACGGTGATTATACTAGCCCTGGCTTCTTATTTGATAATGTATCATTTGATACTTGGATACCTTATTATGATTATAAATTAGGAGACATTGTATCTTACAGAGCATACAAGTATACCGCAAGATTTAATCATACTAGTGATGAAGAGTTTAATGACGCTAACTGGACACAACTAGACTCAACACCTGAGAAACAACTTATTCCTAACTTTGATTATAGAATTAATCAAATGGAAGATTATTTTGATGTGTCATCAGAAGGATTAGGAAAGAGCCAGAGAGATCTTGCAAGGCATACAACAGGATACCAAAGCAGAGAATATTTAGAAAATTTATCTGAAGATCCAACAACACAGTTTAAATTGTACCAAGGATTTATCAGAGAGAAAGGTACACCAAATGCAATTACTAAACTGTTTACAAAACTAGGTGATAATACTAGCAATGCCGCTGTTGATCTTAATGAGGAGTGGGGATTCAAGTTAGGACAAGTTGGAGGAGTTGATCAGTCAGAAAGAATTGAAATTAGATTAGATACTGACAAGTTTAAATTAAATCCTCAGCCTGTATTAGTACAAGCGTCTGCAGAAGATAAAGTTGATAGGTATTATAGAATTGATTCGACTAATTTTGAGTTTGGTCCAAGTCCGTTTACAACAGACATTAACCCAACTAGTTATGATTCCAAGCCTGTATTAACAGCAGGATATGTATCAGTAGGTCAAACAGACTTTACAGTTACAAACAGAGATGAAATATTAAATCTTGCAATTGCTTCAGTACAAGATAATAATCATATATGGGTTACATTTGATGGACCTTCATGGACCGTTCTTAGAGCAAACACAGTATTTGATTTAAAAATTACAAACTTAGAAAGTAATGATGATAACGAAGTGATCTTTACTTTTGAGAAAGCACACTTGTTAAAAGTTGATGATATATTTGGTATCAAAACAATAGCAGGACTAAGTCAGTTTTGGAAAGTAAAAGCAGCAACAACTAATACAGTTACAGTACAGCATACAGAAAAGTATGATGCAGATCAAGGATTCGAACCTAGCACAGGCGCTTATCCAATGTTACTAACTGAAGCACGATTTAGTTCTTACGACACTGTTGACCCAGAGAAGGTAGCACTACTAACTGACGGATCAAAACTATTTGTAGACTCTAATGTAAACTCACACTGGGAAGTTGTTGAAAAGAAAAAACAGTTTACAGGTAATAAAATTGTTGACTTTGGTATTACTGATCCAACAAGTGTTGGTAAGAAAACAGTTTACAGTGATACACTTAAACAGGTTATAGTTGGCATACCTGATGCAGCAAGAGTAGGAATTTATATTCAAGGTGCAACAGGCCTATCGTCTAAGCAATTGCTTGAACCACCGTCATGGTTAACAACAGATGTTACAGGATCATTTGGTCTTGAATTAGCACTTAGCCCAGATAGCCAGTGGTTGATGGTTGGTGCTCCAACAGCAAGTGGAATCCCTAGCAGATATCAAGGTGCATTTGATGTAAATGCAAACTACTTAATTAATGACATTGTTTTATTTGCAGGTAGACTTTATAAAGCAACTGATAATATTAACGGTGACGGCAGTACAATTGATGTGTACAGCAATGAATGGGTTGAAGTACAGAAGATTGATGCAGAAAGCGATGGATCAAACACAGGTGGTTTTGAAACAGGTGTAATATTTATTTACAAGTACCAGTCACAACAGTGGAACTTATACGACATACAAGTAAGTCCTAGAACTTATGACAATGAAAGATTTGGTGAAAAGATTGCAGTTAGCCAAGCAACATCAACAGGCCCTTATTACATGTCAGTATCAGCACCTGGTTCACAAGATGCAAAAGGTCGTGTATATCTTTACACGTATGATACAACAGATGGTTGGCGCTTAGACTATAATAAAAATTATAGAGGCATTTATGCTGCTGATGATTCTACTTTTTATCCTAAGGACTCAATAGTATTTTCAAATGGAGATATGTGGAAAGCATTAGTTGATAATGTTGCAGACGGAAGTTCATTAACAATTTACTCAAACGATTGGGTTAAGATGGACGAAGTAACAACAGGTGCTTCACTTCCGATGTCAATAGCAACTAACGATGATGGTTCAACACTTGATGCAGGAATACTTGATGACGAACAACTTGTTGAGTTAGTTAAAGTAGATGATCGTTTTGGTACTTCTTTAGCAATGAACTATGACGGTACAGTACTTGCAGTAGGCTCACCAAACAGTGACGGACAATACTTTAATAACTTTAAAGGTCAGTGGAGACCTAACTACGAATATATGCAAGGCGATACAGTTAAGTATCAAGGCAGTTATCATCAATTACAAAATTTAGGACCAAGTGCAGTAGGTGCAGATAGTACAATTAGAAGTTATAACGAAGCACCAGATGCTGGCGAGCCTTGGGTAAACGTAGGCGATAGCACAGACGTTGCTTCAGGTAAAGTTTACATATACAAAAAGAATGCAGCTGGTGTTTATAGATTACTACAGCAAATAAATGCAGACTCTCTTCCATACCTAAGTGATCTTGATCCAAGTGAAGCAATAAGCTCAGGTGACAAGTTTGGTTATGCTATTGGATTAGACTATTCAGGTAACACATTAGTTGTTACAAGTCCTTTAGCAGATAAAAACTTCCAGAATCAAGGTAGTGCTTATGTGTTTAAGTTTGATAGTGATTCAACAGAATTTGCTTATAGACTAAAACAAAAATTAACAAGTTACTCAGATTATCCAAATGAAATGTTTGGTCAAGATATTTCAATCTCAAGCGGTACTGAAATAATTGCAATTGGTGCAACTAATTCTCCGTTTACATTACAGACAAGATTTGATGGATCACAAACATCATACGACAGTAACAGAACTACGTTTAGAGATTATGACGGATTTGCTGGAGCAGTTTATGTGTTTGAGAAAAAAGGTAAGTCTGAGAGATACTTCCTATCAGAGAAAATTGACGAAACACTTTCTTTAAACGAGTCTTTTGGTTACAGTTTATATGCTACAAGAAATGCTATTGTAGTTGGATCGCCTAACTATATTTCTCCTGCACCGCACGGAGTTGATATTGCATTTGAAGGAGATAAAACAGGTACAGTTAGATTGTTTGAAAAAACTGAAGGTCAAAATGCACTAAACGTTATTGGCTCACAACCACAAACAGTTGACATTGATAAGTTTAAACGTATTTCACTTTATGATACTGAAGATGATATAAAAATTCTTGACATAGAAATTTTTGATCCTGCTAAAATGAAACTGTTAGCACAAGCAGAAAGAGAACTTACATATAAAGTTCCATACGATCCTGCAATTTATACAACAGGAACAGCAGAAGGTGCTGTTGTTGATGATTCTATTTGTTGGAAAACTAAAAACGTAGGTAAACTATGGTGGGATATTTCAACAGCTAAGTGGTATGACTATGAGCAAGGCGAAGTTTCATATAGAGTAGGCGCATGGGGAGCATTGGCTCCTGGAGCATCAATTGATGTTTATGAATGGGTACAGTCTAAATTACTTCCTTCGGAGTGGGCAGTAGTTGCAGATACTAATGAAGGTTTACCACTAGGCATATCTGGG